GGTTCGGATCGTGCTCCGCCAGCGCCCGCCTGAACCGGGCGAGCTGGCTACCGGAGTGGCCGGCGGCGTACTCCTCGTACAGCCGCGCCCACTCGCGGGCCTGCGGGGACGGCTCGAACCGCTGCCCCGCAAAGACAGGAATGACGCCGCAGTGGCAGCCGTCATGCGCCTGGAAACGGACCGTGTCCTGAGCGAACACAGCCCCCCTGCTGGCGATCATCTTGCAGAAGGCGCACGCCCCGAGAGCCGCCGACCGTGCCCACGCTGTCGCCTGCCGGTCCTGCCGCACCGCCTCCAGGACAGTACTGCGGCCCGTATCGGCGACGAGCTTCTGCGCAACCAGTTCGGCCTTCTTCTCCGCCTGCTCCAGACGCGTCTCCAGCGGCTGCTGCTGCGCCACGGTGGCCTGCTCAGGCTCGCGTTCCCACACGTCCTTCGCCGCCCACCGCAGACTCGCCTCGGTCTTCTCAGGCGGCGGCGGATCCGCGACCGGCACCGTGAACGAACCGGTCACCCCGGCTGCGTCCCGCTGCGCGTCGTAGAACTCGGCACCCAGCGCGGCAGAGGTCTGCGCGTACTGGTCCACGACCGTCTGCACCGCCGTGAACCAGTCCGGCATCGACTGCCGCAACCGCGACGGAATGATCAGGCGACGCAGGCCGCGAACCTCCCGCAACAGCAGACGAGTCAGCCCACGCTGAGCCGCCCGATACCGGTCCGGGTCACGGCCGCCGTCAGAGACCGTCGTCGCCACCGTCGACCTCCACCACATCCGGCAGAGACCCGCCCGGCCGGTCGTTCATCGCGGCCAGCCGCTCCATAAGGCCGCCAGCGGATGCCGCGGCAGCCGTGCGACGGCGGTCAACCGTGATCCGCTGCCGCTGCGCCTCCGTGAACCCGGCCATCTCCAACGTGACGTCGGAGTCGGCCGGCAGGACGCCAGCCTGGACGAGCTTGACCGTGGCGTCGACCTGCGCTGCCACCGTCGGCGTCGCCGGGTTCCGCCACACCGTCTCGATGCGGCGCGTCTTGTCCGGCGGCTCGCCGTCCCGCACCCACAGCGCGAGCCGCATCGCCTGCTGCCAGGCGGCACCGAACCGGCGGATCCTGCGCTCGCTGCGCTTGACGAGTTTCGCCTCGGTGGACCGGATGGCGTCCGCTGAGGCCGGGTTGTCGGTGGTGTAGCCGAGCATGTGCGGCGGCAGACCAAACTGCGACGACATGATGCGGGCATACAGGTCGATGATCTTCGTCATGCCCGTCGGATCATGAGCAGCGAACTGACCCACCGCAGGGACGTTGCCGTCCTCGTCCCGCTCCAGGGCAAGGACGCGACCGATGTACGTCTCCCACGCGGTCCTCGCATTGCCCTCAGGGTCCTGGAACGCCGCCTCCGTGACCCCCAACAGATACCTCTGCGGGGCCCCGAAAAACTCGGCGGCGACCTCCATTCCCATCAGCCGGCGGCACGCCGCATCCGTGATCGACATGACCTCCGGCGTGATCTCCGACTTCCCCACCCGGTCCGCCGTCCGCTGCCTGTTCGCCATCCTGACGACCGGCACAACCCCAAGGTTGTGCATGTCGCGGTCGACGACCTCCCACCCGCCAGACTCCGACGGCAGACACATCACCGTCTGCTCCGGCAGATACAAGACCAGCATCCGCTCGTCCGGACCGGACTCGATGTAGCTGTCAGCCGCGCACTCCCGCAGCGCCGCCGTACCCATCCGCAGACGGGCATCCCACATCAGCGTCATATCCAGCGGCGACTCGGCAGAGATCAACGGCGGACAATCGTCCGTACCGCAGTCACCCGAACCGACCGCCAGATACTCCCGGCCGTACACCAGCGCATCCAGATGCGCCAAGGACGCCTCGTCGAAAAGGTCGTTCGCCTCGGCGATCTCCGCCAGCTCGCTAGAGTCCGCGCCATCAGCCCACCGGAACGCCTCCAAATCCAGGCGCTCCTCCAGGCTCTCGACACCAACCCGCGGCCAGCCGATCACCGTATGCAAGCCCTTGAGCTGCGGCGGAATGCTGATGCCGAGGTCGCGGACCAGCTGCTCGCCGTTGAAGTAGGCGTCCCGCAACTGCAGCGCCCACCGGTCCCGCATCATGTCCGCCCGCAACATCTGCACCAGCGCCAGCTCGTCTTCCGACAGCGTCAGCAGAGGCAGCTCGGGGATCGAGAGGGTCATCGCAACACCACCACCCGTCCCTTACCGCGCGACTTCGGCCGCTTCCCGTACTGCTTGCTGTTGAGGAGCTTCCGGCGAAGCATCCGAGCGCCGACCATGCACACCGCGAGGTCGACTTTCCGGGCAGACTCCCGATGCTCCTTGCCGATCGTGACCCCCCAAGCGTTCGTGCGACGCCGGGCGTTCGCCACGTGCGTGCGCATCACCTTGTGGCCGTCATGCGTCAGCCGCCGCTCGAGAATGTCCTCACGCGTCCGCTGTACCGCGTCCGTGAACTCCTCCTGATGCCGAGGAGCGCCCATGTCCCAGCGGACAGCGTGCTGCTTCGGGCCAGCCGTGACGGCGTGCAGGACCAGCTTCGAGCCGTGCTCCTGCCCCCACTTGTCGAGGTAGGCGTACCAGTAACGCTCGCCGTCCTCATCCTGGCCGGAGCCCGGGTCGCAGAAGAACGCCACCACCTTGTAGGTGTTGAACGCCCGCTCGACGACGCCGTCCACTTCGTCGCGGGGCACCGACCATGGAACGTCGAGGTTCCAGTTCGCCGGACGTTGCCACACGCCGAGAGTGAAGACGTGGCCGTCGGTCATGCGGCAGCCAGCCAGCGCCGTGGCGTCGTCGGACTTGGAGCCGTCGAAGAACATGACGATCTCGTCGCCGTCCAGGATGTCGAGCGCCTCGGCCTTGCAGGCATCCCACTCGTAGGGCGCCATCCAGGCATCCTCAGCCGCGACGATCATGTTGTACCAGAAGCGCCGCGACCGGCTCGGCGGGTTCCGCACGTCGGCGATGGACTTCACGATCCGGTCCACGTTCAGCCAGGACGCGTCCCCGCGGATCGACCGGATCACCGCCGGGGCGGCCTCCACCGTCAGCGGCGCCTTCGGTGGCGCCTCGATCGAGTCGTACAGCAGACCCGAATCCATCACCCGGCCGGCATCCACGGCCTCCCAGGCTTCCCGGTCCCGCTCCGCGACAGAGTCCTGGCCGGGCTCGTAGGCGTTCGTGATGCGCAGCGTTCGGGCCGCGCCGTCCGCTGACTTGGTGGCGTTCCGCTCGATCACGTCGGCCATGTCGTGGCCGGAGTTCGAGGAGTCCCAGTGGTGCGTCTCGTTGAGGAGGACGAACGTCGCCCGCGCGCCCTCCAGCGTCGACGGCGACGACGTGACGGCCTGGATCAGCCGCGAGTCCCCGAGCGCGTTGACGGTCTCCTTGCCGACCTGGATGCGGTAGTGCTCCTTCGCCTCCGCAGTGAACAAGGAGGGGAAGAGCCGCATCGTGTTTTTCGTTTGCTCGAGGCTGACGGCCGCAGTCTGTACCCACGCTTCGGGGCTGTCCGTCGCGATCGGCGTACCGTCCGGCGCCCAGTCGGCGAAGCGGGACGGGCCCAGAGCCTCCACCGCGCACAGGCAGGCGCCGAGCGGGTCCTTACCCCAGCCCTTCAAGCGCTGGAGAACGCCGTCGCGGTAAGCGAAGGAACCCGACTCGTCGAGCGCGAACCACCAGAGCAGGAAACGTGCCTGCTCGTCGGTGAAGCGCCACGGCACATCGCGAGAGTGCTGCAGCCAGACACCGCACCAGCCGAGAGCCTCCCAGCCGAGCGTGGCCTCCGGCAGCAGCCAGGTGCCGTCCGGGTTTCGCTGCCAAGTCGGGCCGATCAGCTTCGGCTCCCACTCCAGCTCCGAACGCGGAGCGACCTGCGAGAGCCGCTCCCGGTACCAGCCGATGACGTCGTCGTGCCCGTCGCTCTGGCGCTCGACCGACCGCCTACGCGCCACGGCCCCAACGCGCCATCGCCGCCTGCCGTGCAGACGCAGACGCGTTCCCCTTCGCCGGCTCCTCCTCATCCGGAAGCTTCAACCAACCCAGCAGCCGGGCCAGGACGCCACGGTGCTGCCGCAGTTCCTGCACCAGCGGCGAGGCGACGGGCTGCCCCATGCTGCCCGTGACCATCAGGTCGGCGTGCTCGAGCTCGGCCTCAAGCCGCTCGATCAGGTCGATCTCCCGGCAGGCGTCCTCCAAGACACGCAGCTCGTCGATCCGCAGCTCGTAGTTCCCCGCGATCTCCGACCAGACCACCAGGGCCTTCCGTCCGAGACCCTCAGGGGGATCGATCTTCGATGACATGACGACCCTCCTGGGGCCTCGGGACGGCCCACCAGGGGCCGAAAAAATAC